CTCGCGCCGGCGCAGATGGTGACGGGGTCGCCGGAGGCGAGGTATCCGATGATGGTGCCCGGGACGGGGCGTTCGAGCAGGTCGTTCATGGCGGTCTCCTCGTTTTCAGAGTGCTATCAGTTTAACTGTTTGGCGCGTCAGGTCAGCCATTCCCGCCGGGCACGGTTCGGGAGGGAAACTTGCCGCGCCTTATTGCCGTACGCGCGTAGGTCTTGACGGACCTTGGCGCATTCACGCCGCGCGCCAGCAACCGATCCGCTGCCGCGAGCCGCACCCTCTCCGATTCGGTTTCCGTACTCCAGCCCTTCAAGATGGAACGCTGCGCCTCCCGCTTCAGCACCTCCGGAAGCGTCGGACCAGGCGCGCCCTCCGCGTGCCCCAGCCATACCGACGGGCGGCACCGGCAGTTCGGGTGCAGCGGCGGCCCGGACAGCCATTGCGGGTCGGGCCAGGGCGTGAGGGGCTTCTTCCCAAACGTCAAGGCCACAGGGAACGACTCGTGCAGGTTGATGACCTCGCCCGCGTAGGCGAGGCAGTGTACGCAGGCGTCCCGCTCTGCGACCCACACCAGCTGCACGTCCTCGTCGGGGATCCCGGCGGCGACCGCCTTGATGCCTGCGGTGGAGGCCGCGTTGGTGGCGTAGGTGGTGGCCTGCTCGGCGACTGTGACGGCCTTCTGCGACTCGGTGAGCGCGTTGGAGACGTCGGTGAAGGTGTCCCCGGCGACGCGGTCGAGAGCATCGGCGGCGTGGTGCAGGCGTTGCTGCACGTCGGCGTCGAGCGTGTCGATGACTCGCTGGGTGGTGTCGTCGAGCACGGGGTCGATGTCGACCGTGGGCCAGTCCCGGCGGACGGCGCGGCCGGGCTGGCGCGGCGCCGGTCCGCCGATGTCTTCGGTTGGCCAGTCGATTCGGGTCGTGCGTTTCGGTTGACGTGCTTCGGGGCGCGGGCCCGTCTGCACGACGGTGCCCTGGAGGTCGCCGCTCATGCGGTTGCGGTTGCCGGTCTGCACCAACACGTTCATCCCGGCCTCGTCGCCGGCGTGCCGGGCGCCCATCTCCAGCGCCGCGGCGGCGTAGTCGGCGAGACGTCCAGCGACGGCCGGATCCACTGTGGCCAGGTCCTTTTTGACCTGTGTCACGACGTGCCGGAGCGTGACAGGGTCGGCGCGGGCGTCGAGGCTGCCGAACCGTGTCACCCACAGCGCGGATAGCGCGCGGTGGATCGTGACCAACTGCTTCCTCAGCGGGTCGGCGACCGCGGCGCGCGCGGTCTTCTCTAGCGCGTACAGCTCGGCGGCGTGCGCCAAGAACAGATCGAGCTGCGCCTGAGCGTCAGGAGGTGGCGGCGGCGGGCTTGTCACCGGTCACCTCCGGCGCCGGCACGGTCGGCGGTACGGGCGCGATCGGCGCGGGGACCACCCGCGTGGGCACCTCATCGCCGTGGGTCTCCTCAGCCCACTCGCCCATGACCGCAGAGATGATGGCCTGCACCTGCTCGTCGGAGATGACACCCGCGCCGAGTGCCGGGGCGAACGCAGCCAAGGCTTGCGCGATCTTCAGCAACAGATCAACCTGGATCGGCAGGTCAACGTCCTCGTCGCCGAACCACTCCTTGACCTGGTCCGCGGTGTAGCCGGCCTCCATGAACGCCTGCTTCACCGGTAGCCCGGCCTGCAACTTGAGGAGCAGCACCGACCAGCCGGCCTCGTCCTCAACGGACTGGACGGGTGCCCAGTTGACGGTGACCTCGACATCGTCCAAGCCGAGGATCTGGTTGAGGACGAACTCGAACAGGTCCTTGATGGTGTCCCCGTAGGCGGCTTGCCGGTCGCCGCACTTCATGGTGAACGGCTCGTTGGCGATGCGCCGTGACTCGCCGGACTCGGATGCGCCGGACGGGTCGATGCGGTTGAGTGGCGTGTCGGTGATCATCGCACCCATGCGCAGATAGAGCGTGGCCGGGTCGGTGAAGACCTTCGGGTCGGCGGCGTCGAACTGGCCGACACCCTTGTAGCCCTTCATCAGCCACACCGAGGCGGGATCAGCCGACAGCTGGGACTGCGGCTCGCCGCCCAGGTTGCGGGTGCCGCCCGTGTCTTCCAGGGCGAACTCGTTCATGTCGTCGTCGTCGGCCTCAAGGTCCGTCGCGTCCGACTCGGCGTCAGCGAGTGCCCAACGCTGGGGGAAGGCGTTGTAGTCGACCGACGCCATGTGCCCGAGGGTGAGCTTGCGGATCGCGTCCTGCGCCCCATAGAAGCCGCGGTGCTCGGGCGTGCCGTACGGCTCGTCGTTGCGGAAGTGGAAGACGGGGATTCCGAACGGGTTCGGCACCGGCCACACGCGGCCGGCGCGCGGGTTGTCGGGGTCGACGGGCTCGTTGTCGTCGTCGAGGTAGGGCTTGAGGTCGGTGGCCTTCGGGTGGAGTACACCGACGTTGGTGATGTACTTCTCGATCCGGTCGTCGTAGTACAGGTTGACCCGCACCTGCTTCGACGCTGTCAGGACCCACTTCTTGACCGCGTAGGCCTTGCGCGTGGGGTTCTCCGGGTCGTAGAAAACCCTGGTGCAGTGCGGGGAGTTGTAGAACATGTCGACGTTCTCAATGCCGTCGTCGTCGGTGTCGGCGAGCTGTCCGCTCGGCACGCCGGGCTTCGGCGATGGCCAGGCGATGACGTAGGCGTCGCCGTACTCGCCGGCCCGCCGGAACCAGTTCTTGAAGCCGCGCCACAACCGGTTGTCCTTGATCAGGTCGTCGATCCTCTTCTGCGCCTCCGGGTTGGTGGAGGTGATCGAGCTGATGGTGAGCCGTTCGGTGATGGTGTCGACGGGCTTCTTCGCGAACCCCATGTGGAACGCGGTCGAGGTGCGGCCCATGGCGCGGCGCAGACGGGTAGACGCGAACACTTCGGGCCGGCGGTCCTCGTAGTACTGCTCGGCGATCTCGTAGTCGTCGCACGCCTCGGCCAACTCGTCGAGGGCGACCTGCAAATCGGAGCCGGCCTCCAGCCCCTCGTCTGGGGCGACCTGATCCCCGCGTAGGACCGAGGTGACCATGGTGTCGTCTGTGATGCTCACGGGCGTCTCCGTCGTGATGGGCTACTGGGGTCTGCCCATCACGGGCGCCGGCACTGCCCCGTCACGGGGCTGGTCGGGCTACTCGACCGGGGTCGAGGTGGAGCTACGAGGCGAGGTACTCGTCGTCCTCGTCGTCATCTGGTGCGGCGAGCGGGTCGGCAGTGGACGCCGAGGAGCGCTTCTTCTTCGATGGCTTCAGGAACATGTCGCAGCCGGTCCCGATGGTGTCGACAATGTCGTCGTTGGCACCCTTGGGAAAGGCGACCATCTGCTCCTCCGCCGCCGGTAGGGCACGCTCGTGCACAACCCGCGGCAGGTGCGAGAGACCAGCCGCGACAGCCGGGTCGTTCTTCATCGGCTTCGGCGGCAACTGATAGTTGTTGAGCAGCCGAGCAGCCCGCGCCTCCTTGGGCTCCGACTGGTGCACTGTCTTCACTGGCACGGGCAGGCCAGCAAGGACGCTGCCCTTCCACACGTCGCCGCCCTGGTTGACCTCGACGACGACACCTCGGATGTCGGGATACTCGTCGAGGATCCGCAGCACGAGCCGCTTCAGTGGTGCGCCCGGCTGGACCTTCACCGCGAGCGCGTAGCGGACGACGCAGCGCCGGTAGGCCGCGGAGTAGCCGATGACGGCCAGCGCGGTGTAGTCGGACTTCTTCTTCGATGTGACCGCCGGGTCGATCGTCAGCAGCTGGTGGGTGATCGCCGGCAGCTGGGCGTAGACGAAGTCGGTCTCGGTCCAGTACTGGCCGTCGCGGGCCATGGGGTTGTTGTCGTAGTTCAGTTTGTAGGAGCGGGTGTGCTCGATCGCTTCGAGGAAACGCAGCGGCCACTTGGCTTCCCACAGCGAACGCCGCTCTCCGGTCTCGTCGTTGGTGATGATGGCCCGGTAGTAGTGGACGCGGATCTGCTCGGCGACGACCCACTCGGCGGGTTCCTCACCGGGCCGGGTAACGGTCTTGACGAGGTCGTGGATGATCGAGCCGGGCATGGTGACGGTGCCGGCGATGACGACCCGGGCGCGGATGTTCAGGGGCAGGATCGCGTTCTGGATGGTGGAGAGCCGTTGCCCCTTCTGGTAGTCGGAGTAGTTGGCCTCGTCGGGTTCGACGTCGTCGAGGATGATCAGGTCCGGCCGCCGGTTTCCCAGCTTCATGCCGAGGGTTTTGGCGTCGACGCCGCGCGTGGCGAACACGAACCCGGACTTGGTGACGAGCATCGTCTTGGTGTCGGACTCGGTGCTGCCTGACGGCCGGCGGGCGGCGCTGCACAGCTTCGGGAAGTCGGTGCGCAGCACGGTGTTGTTGTCGAGCTCCCGTTTGAAGCTGAGCAGGTGCAGCTCGGCCTGGTTGCCGGAGTCTGCGAAGGCAGCCACGAACTTCCGGTGGCCGTGCGCAGCAGCCCAGAGCGGCAGGATCAGGAACAGCCACGTCGACTTGCCGGCCTCGCGCGGGCAGATGTAGGCGTCGCGGTCGCTGCGGGGCTCCGTCGTTGGGAGCGCCCACCGCTTCGCGGCCTCGGCGAGCTCGACGTGGAACTCGGACAGGGTGATCCGCGCGCCTTCCTCCTCACCCTTGAGGTGGTGAGGCAGGTAGGTCAAGGCGAACAGGAGCGGCGAGTACTTGGTCAGCTGCCGGCGGCACTCCGGGATCTTGAGCATCCGCTCGTCGAACTGGCAGAGGTAGGCGTCCAGGTCGAAGTGGGGCCCCGACGCCGGGTCTGCCGGGTCGGGGGCCTGCACCTCGGGATCCCGGACAGCGGTCACGCCTGCTCCGGCCAGTGCCAGGTGCCGCCGCTGCCGTTCGGGTCGTACAGGCTCCCGCCGTCGGCGATCGAGTGGAAGAACAGGCCGGTCGGGTTGACCGCGCACAGCCCAACGACGTAGCGGGCTTCCTCGTCCCAGTGCTCGATGTCGGCCTGCGCCATGTCGCCGTCCGGGATCGGGCCGACCTCCGCTC